GCTCTTCCGATCTATGCAGAGGGGGTGGGTATTTCATTTGACCCCCTCCCCAGGGTGTAATATGCTTAAATCATGTCAACAAATCGGTATTTCTTATTCATTTTCTTATTCTTCTTTTGTTTTCTTGTCTTCTTTCTCTCGTTTGTCGTAGACTTTCCTGTAATTACCAGTAATATTAAGCCGACAAATCTCATCAACCGCTTCTTCAACGGTGAATTCGTAATCCTTTTCGCTCAAATCATTCGAAGTGTTTGCGATTCTCGCAAGATAGTTGCAAGTATTGTAACCTTTCTGCGTATCAAACGCATACCATTCATCGAACTGAGTAAAGTAATCGAAAGGATTGTCAAGCGTCGTTACGAAAACCGCAGCCATCAACACTTCACTTCTTTCTGTTAATCTGTTAAGTCTCTTATACACAATGGAAATGCCTTCTTAAGCTCAATCCATCGCATGTTCTTTTTAAATCCGGGGTGAAAGCTGAGCATTCTCCGACACTATTTAACCCCGATCCAGTTTGGCACAATCCTGTCAGCTATTGCTCAGCCATCACCCGCGCCCGTTCGCGAATGCCCATATCGCAGGCAAAGCGTGATCGTGCGGTGTTTATGCCGACTTCACAAGCCATCTATGCCATAGACCAGCCTTTTACATCGACTTTGTTGTTCCGTGAAGTCTTCCTTTCAACCGCTTCTTCAATCAATTCCGCGAACAGAAAGCATAAAGGAGTCGTTCTACAAACTCAAAGCCATACGTGGTAATGGGGGCATATACCTAAGCAAGGGGGCGGTATATGCAGGCTTGGTTCGAGAAAATGTCGACCCCTCTAAACCTATTATTAATTCATCTTTCCTTAGTGCGTGACAAAAATATGAACCAATCTGCTTGTACAGTCCGTTTTGTTTTGGCACGGGGTATATTTTAAAGTAGCGTATCTATATCGTTTCTGCCCATAGAGTTACTATTAGCGACCAAACGAAAACCGATAAACGTTTCATACAGACACGCTTGTCCAATATGGGGCATGAAACGATATAGAAGCGACCGGGGCGGACTGAACGCTCAATCGCACCCCGATCTGGAAAATATAGATTTCCCATAGAAGTAGGTGTTTTTATAACATGACTACCACACTAAAATATAGAATCTGCTCTTACAGGTTCTCGATCCCTATCGCGTTGATCAGCTTGCCCTCAGAAATATCGAGCCGCTCGCAGATCTCAGCCCTCGTATAGCCCTTCGCCAGCATGCTCTTCGCCATGGCGAGCTTCGCGGAGGGCAGTCCGGTCTTCGTCTTCGGAAGCGCGAGTTCCCTGATCCGCGCGCCGTCGCTGTTGGCAAGGATCTGCTTGAGCTTTGTCTTGGATATCGCACCGGCCTGTATGGCTTCCCATTCCCGGTCCGTCAGCGGATTATCTTTTGTTCCGATGACCTTCTTCTGAGCGCCAACCTGCTTCCTAGCGCGATCCAGCTGCCGTCCCTTTTCACGCTTGCGATGCTCGTCGTCCATATCCGGGTTGTTCCAGAATATAGAACGCAGCTTCTGGTTCGCAATCAGCTGGGCCTGCTTCTCCAACGGCGCGTTGGCCCTCGCCAAATATAGCTTGGCGTCCAGGCTCTCGACCTCCTTGGCGTACTTCTGTTTGGCCTCCGGGCTGTACTCGATATCTTTCTGCGCTCGAGCCAACTTCCGGGCCTCCCTGGCGAGCTCCTTCATGGCGACTGCGTGATCGGCATAGATGCGCTCAATAGTCGTTGTTGTTTCACGGCTGCCTCCGGACACCAGAGAATATGGATCGAACTCGTAGCCCTTGGCGACCTCACTGGTCACCTCATAATCCTTCTTCTTAACGCGTCCGTCAGCATACATAGCCTTCTTGACTTCGTACTGAGCCGTCGGATCACCACTCTTCCAGGCAATCTTCTCCTCCTTGGTCATTCTCGAAAGCGGAAATTCAGACCGCTGCTTGGTCTTTCCCGAATATTCCCATACGACCTCGCCGTTCAAATATCTTTCCTTTTCGTCCGGCGTCATCTTGCTGAAAGCCTTCTCCTTGCGCTCACCAACGCGGAACGGACTCGTCGACCTCGACAAGAATGTCGAAGCGCCGCCAGTCTGATATTTTGCCTTCAGTTCGGCAATATCATTATCGATTTCGGACTGCTTATAGTTCAACTTGTGCTTCTCAGCGTCGATGACGACCATCGAGTGTCTGATCGCACGGCACAATTCATCGTCGGTTGCGCCACGAATGGTCATGTCTGTAATCAAATTCGACACCTTGCCCATCTCCAGGCCCTTCTCACGAGGCGTCATGACGTGCATTCCAGGATATGCCGGATATGCTTCCTTTGGATCAAAATCCTTCAGCTTCTCAAACTGAGGTTTACTCTTGATCTTGACATTGCTCGTCGGAAGCACCAGCACCGTATCGCCGTCAAAGTCCGCTCCGGAAAGCTGCTCAGCCGCCTTCGAATGAATACCAACCGCGTCGATCGCGTCTCCGATCGTCGACTTCGCCAGCTTGTTATTGTTATTGACCGTTAGTATCGGAATCTCTCGAATCGATCCGTGAGGGTATCTTACCAGCGCGACCTGCTCGCCGTCCTTGTAGCCCGGAGCGTAGATCTCGTTCTCCTTGATGTTCGTCAACGGCAATATCACGCGCGTTGACTGTCTCGGAAGCGCAGCAGCGGCCAGATGCACGGCGTCATGATCGCATCGCCCGGCAAAGTCCTCCAACATCTTCGCCTTGACGGTCGGGTTCTCGTAAGAAGCGATCTCGTCAAAGTCCGACTTGGCAATATCATACTGCATCTTCAGTTGGTTCTTCGCCAGCGCCGGCGACTGCTTGGACAGGAACTGGCTTGCAAGCGTGCGGTTCCAATCGTTCCATGTGCCCTCCTCCGACACAATGTTCAACGCCGACAACTGTTCGTTTCCGTCCGCGTCAGTGTAGTGCCGCTGAGCCCTTCGAATCTTCTCGTCCGGCAAAATATTCGCGCCAAATGGGTTCTCCAGTTCGTCCTTTACGGGCTTGAGAACGGAATTCTTTGGATTCTCCTTGTCGATCATCGGCGTGCCCTGATGCTTATTGGTGTTGAACCGAATATCAACGCCGTCCGGCAAATCGTCCGCGTACATCGCCATGCCCTTCAGGTAATGTGTATCGTCCACAAGGATTCGCACCTGGGCGTAGTTGGCGCGTTTCAGGGAAATATCATCGACGCCCCTTCGAAGCTCGATGACACCATCCTTGTCCTTACCACCGGTCTCAGCATAGTTGATCATGACGCGCTTCGGATCGACGCTCACAGGCGGTTCAAATGCCCGCATCGTCTCTCCGCCGTCCTCGGAATATACATCCTTGACCATGCCGATCTTGTCCTGGTTCTTCATGATGTCCTTCCACTCGGTTCCGGGCTTGGCCAGCACCTTGACCATCGTTGTCTTACCGGTTCCAAGCTGCTCAACGGGAATATTCTCGATGACGTAGCCCTCGTTCTCCAGCATCTTCAAGGCGTTGCCAAGACTGTGGGAAGAAATGCCCAACTGCGTCTCGACGCCCTTGCCGACCTGAATATATGGAATATCATCCAGCCGATCCTTCAGAATCACAGCATTCTTTGCCGTTGAGCTCATGCGCTCGTTGACGCCTTCGTCAAGCAGAAGTCGAACTGAAGACTCGTTTCGTCCCATCCGCCTCGCGATCGCGGACGTTGACATACCCTTAGCCTTCAGTCGCTTTGCCTCTGAGGACAAATATGCGCGGTTCTCTGCGTTTGCGAGTGAAATCCGCTTCCTCAGCTCGCTGGTGTTCATACCCATGCCCTTGGCAATATCTTTCTCCTTGACGCCTTGCTTCTTCAGCTTCTGCACCTGTCCAATGAAATCCGCATTGCGCTGATACGGGTTATCGCCGGAACCCCAGGGATATCTTCCAGAATGCCTGGGCGTGCCGTAGTGCATCAGTTTCTGATCTTCGCCGAAGTCCTCTTCGCCGGTGAATATGCCATTCTTGTCATACAGCATTTTGTTATACCTCCTTCATCAGTTGAAGAACCCGATCCTTTTCCACGATGCCTTCCATCACCTCCCGAATTTCAGTCGGTTCGGGCTCATGGACTATGATCTCATCCATCTGATAGATTCTCAACTCTGTTCTGGATTTTTCCGGTTTATAGCCATATTCCAGATAAAACAGCGCCGAATATATCATAAGCTGGTCTATTTTCGCCTGCGTAACGCCGGTCTTTAAATCGTGAATTCGAAGCAGGCCGTTCTCATACTGTATGCTGTCCGCCGTCCCAAAGCAAAGATCCGAATAATATAAAAGCACTTCAGGGTCCATCTGGAATCCGATCGCATCGTTGACATAATTCATAAGCGTCGTAAAGAACGCGCTCGTGTCAATAGCGAATTCGGGAATGCCGCGCCGCATCAGATCGAACTTGACGCCTCGTGCATCGCCCTTCCTCAGCTTCTCCCTGAAACGTATGCTGTCCGCGGCATAGGCGTGCAGTATCGTTCCAATGGAAGTCGCGAATGAATTCCTGTAACTCTCGACCAATTCCTCATTGGTCTTGTTCAGCCAGCTGTACTTGCTCGCGCTTAGAAACGCGTGGCTTCCTTCGAGGTTTGAGTGTCTGTTCCAGTTCATTGAAAACCTCCGCTTTGTTCTCCGGAAATATAAAGCTCGAATAGCTCATCTTTCCCAGCTTCTCCACATAGTAGTCCTGATTGGGGCGATGCGATTCGTTCTCGGACCGCTTCGTCTCCAATGCCGCCCACCGCCGCTTGTACAATATTGTTATGTCAGGAAAGCCCTGAATATACGTGGGATCATTCTTTAGCACCACGCATCCTGGAAACTTTTCCTTCAATTCCTTAATCACTTCATGCTGAAATGTCTTCTCCAGTTTCGCCATTCCGAACCCTCGTTTCTCTACAAAAAAATAGAGGCCGGTGTCAAATATCAATCCATTCAACCCGGCCTCACGCACAACCGCAGCGTCTGGTTCTGTCCGATGTACTTTTGGGAGGTTAGTACAATTGCCATGAAGAAAACACTTTGCGAGAAGGAGTGATGACTCGCTGCGGCCAATGCCAGAAATATAAATCCGCCTCCCACCGCGAAAAGCGAGGAGAGCTTTCGTTCGTACCGTAATTTTAGCGGCGAGAAACGGAGGTAATCCCAACACAAGGATTCGGAGAAGAGAACCGGCAAAAACGAAAATGCATGGTTCCAAACGCGCTTTTGGGCCATACACTATCCCTCTCCTCTACTATAATGCATGTTTTGACCGCGAATTTTCTTAACATACCCATTTTTGTGTCCTCAGGCTGGAATCCCAGTTTTTGATAAACAGCTTCTCATTGAACGTCTTCTTTCCCGTCAGTGCCCGTCCTATGGCGCGGTCGATCGGCGCGTTGGACTTGAGCACATAGTAATATAAATCCGCGAAAGGTGTGTTCATTCGATCGATCCTTCCTGCCGCCTGCGTCATCTGCTTGTAAGAATAGTTCTGGCTGTAAAATATCACGGTGTCGGTGGTTACACAGTTCCACCCCTCCGAGCCCGCCGTATACTGTACCGCGTAGATCCAACGCTCCGAATCCGGTAACGGTTCATGGCGATCGCCGTTCCATTCCGCAAAGTCGAAACCATTCCATCCCTTGAGCGACCGAAGCGCGTCCCGCTCGTAGTTGTAGTTGTAAAATATAATGGCACGGCGCTTTGTCATAAGCAGATTCTTCAACGCCTCCATGCGACGCTCATCGCTGTTGACCACACGCCGCATCAGATAACAGGCATTCGCGATCTCCTGTATCGGCTCGTCCTTGTAAATATCCCAGCGGTCCTCCGAAACGCGCTTATAGAGGTTCTCGTCGTAATCGACGTTGATTGTCTTCCAGTGCGCCTCCGTTTTCTTCGTAAACTCCATGACCACAGTGATCCGCCTCCTGAGTGATTCCAAATATCCGGTCTCCACCCATCTATCCACCTTCGGATACTTCGCGTATCGGTTATAGACTGCATGCCTTCGAAGAAACTGCGTCCGGTTCTTGTAAAAGCCGTTCGCCACGAACACCGGAATATAATCCATCCAGGTATCACCAGGCGTCGCCGTCAGGAGAATCCATCGGTTCGCCTTGCAGATCCTAAGAAATGACTTTACCCATGAACCGCTCCCCACGACGCGCTGCTCATCAAATATAAAGAACGCCCCTTCGGCGTCCTCATACTTGTGGATATTGTTCCAGCTGTCAATGACGACTGAAATATCAGACAGATCGAAGCGCTCGCATTCCGCGTCCCATTCTTTCGTATCCCTCTTTCGCGCCGTCGTGATGATGAACAGGTTCTTTGGTTTCTTCATCGGCCCCAGCGTTCCGTCGCTCCAGGCAATGCCTCCGCACTCCATAATGTAAAAATATCCGAGCGACGTCATCGACTTGCCGGTCCCGACCCCACCGCAAAGGATGGAGCCGGAATCGAGCTTTTTGATAGCTTCTGTCTGGTGCGGCAGGAAGGAGACCTTTTTAAGGCCGTCCATCACTCGCCTCCCATGAACACATTATCTTCCTTCGCTGAACCTAGCAGGCGTTCGATCGGGTTGTCGTTGAACAGATAGCTCTTCTTCAGCGGGATCTTGATCTCCTTGCCAACAATATAAAGATTGCCGCCCGGACGCTTGCTCCGTGCCACATACATCGCGATCGTGATGGAGCCGTTCATGACGCGGCGACTTCTGAACTCATCGTCGACCAGGTACAGTTCATTCGGATGCACCTCGAAGGTCCGGCCATCGTATTCGAAACGCACGTCGGAATCACCGTACACGCCAACCTTAATGGAATACTCAGGTTCGGTATACTCACCCATCGGCGGACGCACCTTGACGTTGACGCCACGATCCAGCAACTCTTCGCCGAGATCCTGCGGAAGCACCAACCTGAAGTTACGCTTGCCCTCTTCGTTCATTTCGGTCTTCGCACCAGAGAAGTTGGGATAGAAGATCGTCGCATTGCTGATGATATACAGTCCGCTCTCATTGTCATACACAACATTGCAATTCGTCATTTTCTTTTCCTCCTAAGAATATCTCTTTAAAAATTTTACCTTATCGGTTTGTCTGTTTACTTCGGCACTTACGCTTGCCAATTCGCCGAATCTGTCTTGCAGTTTTTCCAGCTCTGCTCCTAATTCACGAAACTTTCTCGTTATCGCGTCAAGACTTTCCGCAATCTCCGAACGTTCGTCACGCGTCATTTGCACCACCTCCCTTCGTGATGTAATTCGTAAGGCTATAGCCACGTCCGCAAATATCATCGCCCTTGTAGTTCGGGCATTCGATACAGCTGTTTCTCCGGTTGTCTCCGCAAGGAACCAGATCGAATGGAATATCATTCTCAACCTTCGGCTTCGAACTTTCGGAAACTTCGTAAGGTCGGCTTGTATCCACGAACCGCTCAAAATCGCCGTATTCGTTAATAAATGCGATGGCTTCGTCGACCAGCTTTTCATGATAGTCCCGATTGATCCGGTCTTCCATTCCCAACTGCTTTACGACTTCGGCTTCCAGCCAGCGCCAGTCAACCGTTCCGGTAACACCGTAGTACTTCCCATCTTTCTCACGAACCATCTCGCCGCCGCCGCATCCGGATCGTATTGGCGCAAATCTTCCGGCCCTTCCGACAAAAATGTAATTGTGCCCCTTGTCGGCATGTGCCTTGAGTGTTGCGTCGTCCCATTCCTCAAAGTCCGGATTTAGCTTCTTAAGCTTCTTAGGGTCGTTCGGATGCTCGGAATTGTACCTGCGGCGTTCGATCTCCTTTTCGTAAATATCAACATTTGGCAAACCTTCGTTCATGTCCAGATAGATGGCTCCGCCGGTTACAGTCTTGGTTTCACAAAGATCTTCAAAGTCGATAGGCTCTCCTGTAAATATTGTCTTGTAGACATAGGGTTGCTGGAATTCCGCGCCGGTCGCCGTCCATTCGTTTGCATGCTTACCGCCCTTATTGCGAATCCCTTTGTCATCGTATCTGGCAATGTACTGAGCCTTGTCGATAAGGCACATGCGCTCGTAAGTCGCTTCGTGCTCCATCTCATAGCCATACTTTCTGCCAAACTCCTGAACAAACCGAATGATCTTGTCGTCCGCATTCGCGATTTTGATGGAATCAGTCTTGATATGAACAACGAAATATCCCTGCTCTTCAACGGCGTCAAACAGAGTCTTCATAAACAATGCGCCACGAAGCGCAATAATATTGTTTTTGTCTCTAGAATCCCTTGCGGGGTTTTCATAACTTGCCGTTGAAATGCCGTAGAAACTGTTCAACGGAATCTTTAATGCAGATGACAGTTCGTCCGCTTCATCTTCGCTTTCAAGATACTTGGCAAGCCGCCCCTCAAACAATTTACTGACGGCTTCGTAATCGCGGTGTTTAATGAGAACTCTGGCCTCTCGCAGCTCCTTGTACCGCTGTGTGTACTTTCCAAGCTTGTTCAGCAATATAATGGACGTAGGATGCAGAGACGCGGCATCAATCAACGCGACATTCGTGTAGATTCCCGGCGCGGAATATACCCATCCACCACGGCCAAGGTCAATACCACGATACATGTTGTGATACTTCCCGTCTTCAAGCCGCTTAAACTCATATCCCGGAAACGAATTAATGATCTCGCTCAATATCAACTACCTCCCTTCCCATTGCTCGCCAGTGGCCAAATCGGTGTAAACCAGCGTTGGCGCTTTTTCCTTGCCGAATACCAGACGCAATGTCAGCTGGTTGGTTGTATCATTGACGCTTCCATCGGCAATATCAGCAAGAATCTGCCTCGCCTTCCAGTCCTCCTGTCTCGCGTTCCACACAGCTTCCGTCGCAATGACGTCGTTATCGCAGTACTCGGCGACCTTCTCCCACAGTTCCTCCGGCACCGGCTTGTCCCACGGAAGTCCAAGCTCCTGATGATGGATGCCCAGTTCGATCTCCCACTTCTTCAGACTCTGCTTCTTGCTGGAGAAGTCGAAAATATCCGTATAGGAGATATTGTAGGCTTCCGGGAAGAACACGTCCCGACCCTGCTCGGCAATGATCCGCTGCGACAGATCGAACAGCTGTTCCGTACTGTAGCCCAAATATCTTCCGTACAGCATATGGTTGTCGTACTTCCGGCAGTTGAAGCCAACCAGTCTGAACTTGAACAGCATCTCCACGTCCCTTGGACTCGGGTTGATCATGCGGTTGATCTTATTCCCTTCTCCGATCACCTTCCAGCAGATGACGAACAGATTGCTGAATACCTCGCAATCAAAAAAGACGATTGGAGCTTCTTCCTTCTCCAATCGCTTCTGTTCGTCGAGCCGCGTCTTCTCCTCAATGGAATCCTTGGATTCAAACCGCATCTCTTTCATCTTCCGAACGCAGTAATCCGACTGATGGGTCGAACTCATCGCGAACAGCAGAATATCATGCTGTAGATCCGTCACGTCATAGTGCATGCCGCTCTCATACGCATCATCTAGCACCTTCGCGATCAGATCCACCTCCGGACGCGTGGCTCCATGGTTCTCCTTCCTTAAGCACTTCTTGATGATGTTTCTCAAGTGCATCTCATCCTTTAACGCCGCTACATCGATCATCTTCTCCTCCTTTACCGGAAGCGCTCCAACGCCGAGCGTCGCCACCGGAACGTTGTTGCACTTCGTAAGCCGCCTCCGCATCGCCGCGTTGCCCCGGAATATCTTGATCTCGATTCCCGGAGCGTAAACCGTCGACAGGCTGGAAATATCACCCTCGTACCAGTAGATCAGGTGAATTCCGCCTCCGCCCTTCGAAAACTCTGCATAGGTCGACGGCCACTTACACGCCGCTTCCATGTTCAGAAGCATATCCTTCTCGCCTTCGGCATTCCTGATGTCAAAATCGATCATCACCAAATGCTTACCGGGCTCAAGTCCTCGCATCAGAACATAGTGCAACTTCTTCGTGTCGATATCACGAAGCGTCGTCGTGACCTCGGCCCACTTCTTTTCGGGCGTCTCCTTCTCCGTTGCGTACTGAGCCGGGCAATCCGCGAGAATATCATCCAGCAGGCTCTCCTCCGAATCCAGCACCATCGGAAGGTTTTTCTCCTCGCGCTTCAGTATCTGCGGCTCAAACTTCTCATGCCTGAAACCGATATAAACGCTTCGAGCCTGTTTTCCGTCCAGCCAGCACCTGGTCTCGAACTCATGAAAATAATTCTTGAGCTCCTCCCTGAACTTCGGACGCTGCATCGTATACTCCAGGCCCGCTTCTTTCGCGTATTCTTTCCACCAATCGTAAGCCTGCGTCAGCGTGATGCCGTCCGTCTGCGCCTCGAACTTGTCGAAGTAGGCTTCCACGAAATTGTAGAACGGATCGGTACGCAATATCATGTCCCTCGGCTCGTAACCGTTATAATAATTCTTGCCGAGCGAACGATAAACTTCCAGGCAATGATGCGCAATGGCTCCCAATTGAAAGTCCACCTGACTCATCAGCGTGGTATATTCCTTCGGCGAAAACTTGTCTCCGGTCGGCGTAATATCAATGAGTCTTCGTATGATGCCACTCTTCGCGTCTGTGATCTTTACCGGTCGGTTGGTGCCCATGAAAAGAAAGCAGTTCATCTTCGCGGTGTACTGGCTCTTGCCCTTCTCGTTGATGACCATCTCCTCATGAGACACGATCGAGTTCAATCGAGTGTTATCTTCAATTCGACTGAGATCTCCATCGTGCTGTATCGCCACGAGCGGATTCGTACGGAACACTTCGGTTGCGAACTGATTGTTACTCGAACCAAGTGCTCTCGCGTCGAAAGTGGTGTAGTATCCAGCGAAGAGCTTTTGGATAATATCAATGATCGTTCCCTTTCCAGTTCCCGGGTCACCGTAGAATACACAAAACTTCTGTATCGTTTTGCTGTCGCCGGATACAATCGAGCCGATGGCCCATTCAATCTTCTCCCGTTCCTTAGGCGCGTAGAGTTTGCCCACCAGTTTGTCCCACGCACTGTAATCGCCAGCCTCGAGGGCGTAAGGTAGTCGCTTGGAAACATAATCCTCCTGCTTCACCTCCGTGTTCGCAAAGGTCAAATGCTCGTCAAGCTGGTGAACAGAATCACCGAACTTCGTGAGCATTGTCATGAACTTGAGCCATGAACCACTTGAGAACGACTCCAGCGTCTTGACATTTAAATATCCGTCGAAATGCCTTTCCGCCTTCAGCTTCTCGGCATACTTCCAAAGGTCCGCATCGACGAGCTCAACGACGTCCAGAATATCAGTCGACCAGAGTCCTTTTGCCTCGTCCCAAACCGCGTAAAATCCCTTGCCTCGAACCAACAGATCCTTTACGTGTCCGACCCTGAAATCGGGGTAGATTTCCGTCTCATTTTTACTTCTCCTTTCCCTTATTTTGTAAAAGTCCATTTCGCCACCTTCCTTCTCGCTTTTTCGCCGTTTTCATCGCTCAAATATCACTCTTTCCATCCTCTTTCTATCGCCTCATTTCCATCGCATGAAAAGACCCGTTTTTATTGCCAAAAAATGGCTTTTGTGACACTTGTGACACTTTTTTGCCCTTTTTCTATTATTATAAAAAAATAATTTTTCATAGCGAATAAGAAAAAAAGTGTCACAAGTGTCACAAAAGCCCCAAAACCCCTGGTACGACGGCGTTTTCAGCGTGACACTAAACACTTAAAAGTGTCACAAAAGTGTCACAAGTGTCACAAAAATCGTCTAAACATTCAATTTTGTGAATCACTTTTAACACAATCTTAATATTCAGAAGCTCCTAAACATGTAATTTTGTGACACTTGTGCCACTTTTAAGTGTTTAGTGTCACAAAAAGTGTCACAAAAAATCACCGTAAATTGCGCCTCTCCAATTCATCGATTTTCTTCTGAATTTTGCGCACTTTACTGTCGTTTAACCACACGACTAAACAGAAGTAAACGGCGAACACAGACAGGGCAATAATGAGCCCATATTCGTCCAAAAATGCCATGAATCTCTCCTCCAAATCCTCATTTAAACGCTACTAGAAACTGCTCAAAAACTCATCAAAAACTCATCATAAAACGACCACAAAATTACCCAAAATATCACTCCCCGGGCCCACCTTTAGGAGACCTGACAAACGACCTCTCAGCCGCCCTCGCGATGGCATCCGCGCTGTACTGAAAGTCAAAATCCGGCCCTTCATGCCCTTCAAATTCCGCTTCCCGGTGTACCATCTGGTCTTCCAAAATCCCCAAAACTTCCTCCGCAAGCCTCAGTTTTTCGATGGAATTTTTGATGCAATCGACCGTCAAACCATCGTATTTTGCCGCTCCATCCAGCTGTTCAATGACCTCAATGATCCTTCTCCTCTGCTTCAACAAAATCTCCCAGTCCTTCATACAAGCGCTCCTTTTCAGCCTTCCGATCCCTGCGACTGCGAATATCAGCCTGCCCGCAAGCGACGATTTCCACCACGATGCACAGCCCAATAATGGCCCAGAATATGATGCCGGTCCACATGAAAAACCCTTCCGTAATGCTCATTACACAACGCCTCTTTCATTCAAATATGCGTTCATTTGATACCAAATTTCCACTTCTCTCTGGTCTTCTTCGCAATAATCCAACGGGAACAAACCGCCCAATCCGTTTGGTTCGTACTTCCTTTCCAGCAATAAATCGATGATCCATTCGACGTAAATCTGCCCTTCCAGCTCCACATATGCGTCGTCCGAGAACTTCGTCAGACCCAAATTATCCAGCATTTCCCAGAACCAAAAAGCCGTTCGATCCACACTTTCTTCGAGGTCATAGGGGTCGCTTGTCTCGAAATCCATGCGTCTGGCGAGGGCAATTATCATCTCAAGAACGCTGCATTCGCCCTCAATATCAACGTATTTTGGGTAGTTTATTTCACTCAAATACTCGTCCCGAAGCTCGATTCCGTCCAGCGCTCGGTTCTCATCATGGGCCACCAGCGAGTAGAAATCAATATGATGCAGGTCCTTGGCAAGTATCCAATAGCTCGTATTTCCCTGGTCGATGTGTACCATTTCACACAGCCAATGGAAGTAATCCTGAGCAATATCGAGGTCATAAAAGCCTCTTCTCTCCATATTTTCGCCTCCTTCCTATTGCAAAAAATAAGAGCCCTGAACACATCAAGGCTCTTTCATCATGTCGCAAAATGCTTCTGCGAACTTACCTGTTGGCAATTCCTCTTTCCATATTTTCTTGATTAAATTCAATGCGATCGATGGCCCTTTTGCGATAAATATATCCCCCAAATAGACATATTCGTTAACACCTGGGCGTCCCTGCACCTCTTTACGTTCAAAAACGTTCCTGTGTTTAAGAACTTTTACTATTTTTGAGGATATAAACGCATTGGTAACCTCTTCTTTCCACCGCTCTCTCTTCAAGTCTTCACTATTATTCGGATACTTGCACACAATAATCGCAACAGACATATGCGTCACCTCCATTTATAGAGGTGTTTTCTCCGCGATTTTCCGCATTTTAAGCGTCTCAAGCTCATGCAATTCGAGCCACATACCCCTTCGAAGGATATCGCTGATGGTCATGCCATACTCTTCTGCTGCCTCTTTCAGGGCGTTGTATTCATTCATTCTGAGATTTACACGGACGAAACAGCACCTCGGATTGTCACTTTTCGGCCTCCCGATCGGCCTTTTCTCACCGTTTTTAGTACCATTTTTCATGCGTCTACTCCCACTTTTCTTCAAATTTTTCGTAATATCTGACCTGTTTTTCGTCTCCTTCGCCGTAAGTATACCGGTCAAAACGGTCCTGATGGTTCCTCGGATGGTCCCGAATGACTCCGTTTTTGGCGTGTTCGGGATTCAAAGTGTGCATGCAAGAGCCGATTTTTGCCGTTGTTTTGCAGTAATAACAGCCCGGCTGACCCATGCATTTCGGGTTTTTACCGGTACAAATATAGGCAATTTCGTAATCCGGAGCCTTATGAACCGGCTTTTTGAGCGATTTTTGCTTCTTTTTACCACGATTAGCCATACCTAACTCCCCTTTTCACATATTGCGTTCTTTATAAAAATATCAAACACTTTATTATTCTATCAAACGCTTTACTTCGCCTTATTTTACAACATAGAACTCGGTGTGACGGCCAAAATCGACCCAGATCCAACCGTGACTGTCCTCCCAAACTCTTTGATAGTGGCTCGTATACCCCGGTTTTCTTACGACAAGGTCATCCAGACACAATGAAACGATGTCCTGATGCGTCAATTCATCGCTCAACGGCCCCGAAACCATCGTTTCCTCGCCGTTTTTGAGAAAATATAAGTTTTTCATGTACCTAATAAATGCTCCTTTGCTGTGTGAGTCCAGCCAATTGCAGATTTTTCACACTTTTCAGGTAAATATCGTAGAGATCGGACATGTATTTCATGCGCGTTTTGAGTTCAATGTTCTCAAGCTCCAATTCGTGCACTCTTTTGTCCGTCCGAACCGCCGTAATAACATCCTGCGACGGCTCCGAGCCTAATTTGAAGTGTCTGTAGAGCATATCGCGCTCCCTTTTAAGCTTCTCGATCTCCTCATCCTTGCGTTTGCAGTCGTCTAAACGGGCTTTTCTGCAATTATCCAGCTCCGTTTTCAGTTCTGCAATGCGCTTTGTGGTCTTTTTATCGCTCTCTCTAAGGATTTTTTTCAACGATTCGTTTTCTTTTCTCAAAATATCCCGCTGTTTCTCGATTTTCTCACACTTTTTCACCTTTTCGAAGATATTCATGGCACTATTCCTCCGTATTTTTCTGATTTCTTTGCCTGATGTACGTTTCTATTGCATTGTTGATTTCATCTTGCGAAATATAATCCGCGCAATCCGGTGTGCAAGGACAAACTCCTATTCCTTCTTGACGCGTACAACAATCGATTCGTCCTTCCATCCAGCGTTCTTCGTGATAGAAATGGCAGTCTCTGCGAATAGTATCGTTTTTTTCTATTCCGCATCCGCAAAAGTTGTTGGAAAAATCAAAAGGAACATAACACGGTTTTGGTATGTTTTTCAAATCCATCTCACTATTCCTCCGTATTTTTCTCTTCATCCAACTTTTTCTTGATTCTGTCAAGCGTTTCCTCAACAAGTTTACGAGTCTTGTTATGCAGTTTCATGTTCTTGTGCTTCTCGTACCAGTCGAATATCTCGTACAGGTTGCCACTCTTCCAACTGAACGACCACCAATCACAGATCATTTCGATGACATACCAATAGGGCATTTCAAGAGCTTCTTCCGGTTCGTCGTCGTGCTGAAGTACCCAATACTGCCAGTGATGTGGATTCCAATGAATGTGATGGAGCCACGCGTAATTAAACTCCTCTACGACCTTATTCGATCGATTGCCGTAGAAATATCTGTCGTAAGCATCGTATTCCTCGGTTGAGTACTTCGAATTGTCGTGACAGTCGACGATCATGCCGTGCGACCCCATCTTTTCAAGAATATCCGGGAAGTTATCGATCAGCCACGAATAGGCCTTCTTTACCCCTCCAATGTGGTCGATTAGATACTCGTTATACTTATCGCTCATTCAAAACAATCCTTTCTTTTTATAGTCATACCACGTCTCGTAAAACAGATCCCTTGCCGCGCCAATGCGATTCTTTTGTACATGATCCACATGTTCTGCTTCGTGTATCATTTCGTCGATGCCGTACATAAGTCCAAGAAACCTTATACCCGTCAGCTCTCCCTTCTCGCATGACAATAACAAGCTGTTTGCCGCAGGATATGTCATTCCGAAATGGATCCCCAGTGCCTTCGTGGAGCTCCCGATGATGGCGAGTATGTCTCTCACGTTCTTACCGACTAGCTTTGACAATTCCGGACGAATATAACGAACGCTCATTCTCTTATTCCTCCACTTTGATTCCATTCTCATTTAGTATGTGCACGTAATAGAGATACTCGTCGTAATATTCTTCCCAAGCATCGCAATCATATCTTCTAAAGTCGTTCAGCGTCTCAAAAACATCATTAACAATGGCTTCTTCCGGAATATCCTTCAAATAATCCTCAACGTTATCGTATTCGTCAGCCGTCACACCTCCAAAGTAAAAGCTATACTCTCCGCATTTGCATACGATACCATATAGATTGTCGTATACAATCTTCATTACACCCTTGTCTAGCGCATCTTTAACGTTCTTCGTTGTAATCATTTCTCTCGTACTTCCTCTCATAATAATATAATGGTGCGGAAGATGGGATTCGAACCCACAAGCCACAAGGACGTCGGATTTTAAGTCCGAAGCGTTTGCCATTTCGCCACTTCCGCAAAATAGAGAAGACCGGCGTTCACCAGTCTCCAGTCGCAAAGTATTTTACCAACTTGACACGTAATATAATTCGTAATTTTCAAAATCGAATTCTTCTATAAGTTTCTCGCACAGTTTCTTCGTGTATTTCAGATGCTCAAAGTAAAATTCATCATAGTCCGTAGGACCGAAAAAGAACCCATCCATGGCTGGCAACAGACTTTTAGCCTTGCTATGATCCTCCAGAACCTCATTGCAAATATCACGAAGCTTAATAAGATGCTCTTTCGTCACCGGATCATGATAGTTACAGTCGTCTATGCTACCCTGAACGTTTTCAACAAACCACCTGTGAATCGCATTGGCTTTTCTCCAATATCCAACTTCTTCGCCTCCGTCTAAGGCCTTCATAAATTTAAACACGGTCTTCATATCCGGAAGTTCTTTTTCACTGATTCCACCGCTGTACTCCTCGAACGACAGATCGGAATCGGATTCGACCCACAACTTGCACATTGCAATCGCTTTATAATCTTGCCACGTAAGCCCTTCGATTTTCGGATACTTCTTAAGAAACATATCAAGTCCCATCGTACTTCCTCCTTTACTTACACCAATCTACTCGCATCTTCTTCACATAGTCCATCAAGTCATAGTCCATCGCTTCCGGCTGGTAAACCGGCAGTCCGCAATCATTAAAACTCAGAATATCCTCTTCGTAGTGCCTCGCTGCCCGGTTCCATGCTTTGTAATCCTTAAACAGCCTCGTCTTTTCGAATCGTGCCTTTAGTTTCTCGATCCACTCGACTGCCATCGTGCGCCTCGGACAGAAAACACATACCTTTCCAACGTTCTCCAAAAGCGGCATCGATTTCAGATGATCCACGACGTTCTTATGACTGCTCACGAATACCGTGTATCCCTGGTTGGCAATATCCATGGCGGTCTGGCAATAGGTTTCACACCAGAACTTCCACCGTTCCTCGCCAACAAAGAAATTCCCGCTCTCCAGATCTACGCAATTATCTTTCCCAGCAATCGAACTCTTCCCAACACCCGGATAGCCTATGACGATCAGGCCTTTCATGAAACATCACTCTCTTTCTTCTTTTCTTGAAACAATTCGAGTATATAATCTGGTACGCTATCTTCCGGAAAACCCTCGACAAATCTAAGCGTTCCGTCACTTCTGATGTGTATACCGTAAGACGCGAGAAGCTGTCGCCAGGTCAAACTATCAGGATGCGCTATCGACCAATCCAGTATTACTTTTTCGGTTTCAACCGGATTGTTAACAAGCTCTGCTCTACATTGAGAAATATTGACGCCGTTCATTGGGCATCCCATAGGGCATTCGTTATTTCTTCGATAGTGCCAGCACATACGATTGAATTCTTTTATTGCGTTCTCAAATTCCATACTTTCACTCCTCCTCACACAAACTTTATGCCTTTAAATTCATTCAAAATCGGAAGATCTTCAGGCAATATTTCGAAGAGATAGACGTTCTTGCTCGTACCGAATATCGCTCCAAGCTGGACCCGCATGTTGCCGATCTTATTTCTATTCCTGTCGAAAAAATCCATGAACTTCTGCTCTTCTTCCGAGTAAGGTTCTACATAGAACTTTACGTCAATGGTCGGCTCAAGTAGTTTTTCCCGTCTCTTTCTCTTTACATAACCGGTCTTTTCCTTCGCGATAATATCCTTCACAACGTACGTCCCAATACCAATCGCAACCGGAACTAACAGATCAATCAACTTCATGACTACTACCTCTCTATTCTTCTCGCATTCAATAAAAAAGAAAAGCGCCGTTATGACGCTTCTCAGTTCGACTTAATCCAGAAATTCAGTCCATTCAATAAGTATTTCAGCTTTGTCTCCAGCTTTAGCGAGTATTCTTTCGTCAAGTTTGGACACCATTGGGGCTTCCAATACAAATTTGCATCTGCTCACATCATCCGGATCATCGACAAAATTTTCCGCTTCTGGAAACCACTTCCTTGCGTGTGCTTTTGCGTTTTCCATGCTGTGAAACAGTCCTTCCTGCATATCAAATCCCCAATGACCATCCGAATCCTTTTCTTGAAATTCCACGTTAATGCTCATAAGATAAATACCCATATCAAACCCTCCTCTTAATATAAGTTCATTAAGAGGAGTGTTTCAAATGCGAATTGCGAAGAATTATCGCAGGGCCCCTACGAGAGAATCTTGCACTGGGGTTTTACTATAATGATCGTTTGTGCCTCACGTATCTTATAGACTCTCGCCTGCGATGGTAGATGCTCTGAGACTCGAACTCAGGACAAACACGGCTTATAAGGCCGCTGCTCTAACCTACTGAGCTAAGCATCCGTAAAAGAAGCTTCTCAAAATTTTCTTAAGGAGATGAGGTCTTGGCTATACCCTCCAAATCCGCACTTGCCAGTCTTGCTATCTATCCCCGTCGCGGAACTCCTACCTTAAAATATAAACCCAAAGCTTCATATGGTTTGTTTTGCTATAGCGCACCGGCATAGGGAATCGAACCCCTCATCTATACGCGTTAGATGGTCATCCAGACTTACCGGCATAAAAATATAAGGGCCAGTCCATAAGACCAACCCTTACTTTTTTTTAATCCTCTTCCTTAGCCATTTCCTCAAGCAGACTCCTCTGATCCTCCTCTTCAATATGCGACCAGTCGTCATCGCAACTTTCGTAGCTCCTGGAAACCATCTTCTCAGGCACCCGAATGTAGTCGAATTCGTGCGTTCTCATATTGAATCTCGCAGCAAACATTGGAATTCCACCTTTCTGAAATTACTTCACTAAGAGGCATGTTTATGACGCGAAATATCTTAACTCTTGGTGACCTTGACCTTCTTTTCGACCTTATTGCCCTTCTTCACAAGTTCCTCGACACTCAGGATCTTGACTTCCGCCTTGGTGATAGAATCCTTGACCTTCTTTTCAGCGGCTTTCTTGCTCGCGGCCTTGACGATCCACTTTCTACATGCGTTATGGCACTTTTCGACTTTCACAAGCCACTTGCCTTTGACATGCTCCTTTTCGAGAATCGCCTGTTTAACTTTGAACTCATCACTAAGCATGGCCTTCTCCTGAGCCTTCTCAAGCGCCTTATCGATGGCCTCGCTCCTCTTTTCCGCCTCGACCTTCCACGTCCGTTCGCTCTTCTCGATCCTCTGATAACACACAATATAAGTCTTATCCGCAGTATTAGCCATTGTAATAATCCTCCTTTAATCAGGTCTTGCTTGCCCGCTGAATGATCTTGCCAAGAAACTCCATATCACGCCCGAATTCGCTTGCGTCTTTATACTCGTTTCTGAACGTCACGTGCTCGGAATCTTTTACCAGATCGATGGAAATATCAATCCGGTTTCTGTTGGATCTCTTGTACGTGGAACGGGGCTCGTTCTCGTAGTTGTCATCCGGTTCCCTGTGATTGCTATAACAAATATCCAGTCGTTCGATCTTATACTCATTCTCCATCAGCAGTTCTTCAATCGTCACGGTATTCAGGCACTTCATTTTGTTCTCTCCTCCGTTTTTTTTTCTTTTTCTCATTACTTGTTATCCGTACAGAAATAAACGCCGTCAGATTCTCCGAACACGTCCTTCGCGATGTCCTGATAAATGGTGGTAATCAGGCCGTTGGGATCGTGGAGATTATCTGCGAAATACTGGACAACTTCCCGATCGAACACGACATAGTTGATCTTCGGCATCGGGCTGTCTTCTCCGCCAATGGTAATCACGCCATTATAAATCGGATTCCCTTCGAAAGCCTTCTTGAAAATATCCAGTCGGCTTTCCTCTTTGCAACTACTCTCGACGCAGATCTTCAGCGTAACGGAGCCGAACCGCTTTTCCTCTGGCAGCAGCTTTCGAATCGCGTCGGCCTTACCGCTGTTCTGGACGCAGATCGTGACCTTCTTGGCAAACTCGTCGCAGAAGACCGAAATATCCGGATCCTCCTTAAACAGACTTTCGATCTCCCGGCAATAGATGACCCACGGCGCAGAGATGTTGAAATTCAGATCGTTCTTCATGGCTTCTTCCTCCTCAACCCAGTCCGAGAATATCCCTGTAATAGCTTTGGTTGTGCTCAACGAGAATTTCGTACATAATGTCGTCAACGTCGTCCGAAACATACAGGAAATCCTCCTCGGTCCCATCCACTTCTCCGACCGCTTCGAAACCGATCACGTCCGCTACGTTACGGATAACGTTTCCGGCGCTGTCGATGAGTACCCCATCTTCCTGATAATACGTGAGTGTCTCGTTGTCTCTCGATTCAACGTCACGTCGAAACTCATCCGCATCGATCAGGTAAATATCATCGGGATCAAAGTCGTCTTCGTCGGTCGGGCCAACCACGTCCTCGAAGTGCTTGTCGAAGGCCTCGTTCTTGTGGATTTTACTCGCGATAATGGCGTTATCGACCTTCAATGGCGAACTAATGTTCGATTGTGCCTCCACAATGCCTCTCTCGCGCTCTAGAAGGCCCTTCTCGCGGGCTTCACGGTTTTCATCGGCAAGTTGGTCGTTCTGCTGTTCAAGCGCTGCAAGACGCTTTCTGTACTCTCTGGAGAGGTATGTACCGGCGAAATATCCACCGGTAACACCTCCCAGAATAAAGCCGATCACACCGTAAATGATATGCTCTCCCATGACTACTTCACTCCATTCTCTCTTTTGATCCTTTCAAGCTTTCTCACGTTTTCTTCGATCTTGTCCTTGTAGTTCTTGAATATCCAGGTCCACTCCTTGCCGATTTCCTTGACGAGTTCATCGTCCGTCATTCTCGACAATTCACTGTAGCGCATGATCATTTCCTTCCAGCTCACAGCCAGATCACCGCCTTACCATCTCTGGGATATCAGTTTGCAGGTTTCTTCTTCGCCAAAGGTCTTTTCCAGAGCCCCAAGGATCGGACCGTCTACATTGAACTCCAGAAGCGCGTCCGGAACCTCGCCGTTGCAGAACCGACGATTGACCGGAAGCTGGTGACCGCCCTCGGGGAACACGCCGAAATCGACATAGTGGTCGCCATCGCCGCACATGTCCCATCCGACGATCTGGCCTTCGACGCTCATGGGCAGTCCAAGGATCTTATAGACATCATTCAGGAACAGGAAACCATTCGCCTTAAGCCTTGCGTTCGCCTGAATCTGGGCGCTCTTAAGCGTGGCAAAATTGACGTCCGGGCTCTTGTTCCATGCGTAGTTACGGATGAGCCACTGACCGGTCTGTGAATCGTACTTGCCTTCATTGAACCACCTGGCGTACTGGCTGAGGCATGGGCTCTTCTTGACGATCTTCTGCGTCACTTCGCCGGTCTCCGCGTCAATGGCTTCAGTGACATCAACGCCATACATGTACTCCTGATCCTTTTCGGCTCCGACATCCGCGATGACCCGCTCGCGATACTTCTTCATCGTATCCATGAGCGTCGCATAGGAAATCGTCATTGCGGTCAGTTCCTTGCGAAGCGTACGTGCGCCGCCCCAGATGAGACCGGTGGAAGTTACAGCGAGTACGACCGGCTTCCAATAGAACTTCAGAATATCCTTGCCGAACTCGAAATTGGCACGCATCAGGCACTTCTTGCGATCATTCTCGGTCATGACGGGCAGGTTAGGGTTTTCTTCCTTGAGCTTATCGTAACCCTTCTTCGTGTTGGCCTTGACGATGCGAACGTCCTCCTGAAACTTTTCCTTGCCGTTCCATGTCGCGATGCCGGTGGTCACGATTGCGGCGCCGCCAGCCAGTACACCAACGACGATGCAGATCTCTGGGGACGCCTTCTTACCCTTTAGCAACAGTTTTCCTGCGAATCGGGTGAGTTTCTGGGGGACCTTGATTCTGGGAAGTCTCATGATCAATCATTCCTCCTTTTACGGTTGACAAAAATATAAAGAGGCGTGTAGTATCTGCCTCTTCACTATAGAGCTTGTTTTATCCGCGATTTTTCTTTTCTTCCTGCCTGCGCTTTCGGTACTTCAGGATCTCTTCCCACGACGTATCGCGGTATCGGTTTACGAGGTCCACATCGCCCCAATCCTTAATGCCTGCGTAATGGACGATTTTCGGATTTGACGTCGGCTTTGTATAGTTTGTAGCGTTGTAATCACTCGACAACTTGTAAATAGCACCCTGGCACTGAAGATTGAATACATCCTGCTCCAGATAGGTGTACTTTTTGGTGTTCAGGATATCAATGACTTCGTCGGCCTTTCCATCGCGAAGTTTCTTGAGATTGTAAAGCGCAACGCCAATGTTCGTATACGTGCTGCTTTTGGTTGTTCTTGCCGTTTCCGGGACGGCAGCAAAATAGTATTCGTCGTAAAGCGGCGTATTCCAAATATCCGTGATATCTCTGACGCAGATCGTATCGCAGTCCAGAGCGAGTATCTCATCCAGTTCCGGAAATTCCTTACACAAAGCCGCTCGCATCATCGCCATATAGGTAAATCCAGACTTCATGTTGGGACCGTCTGGTTTAAAGTACGTCTGTTCGCTCACATTCCGAACTTCGACAATATCCTTCGGGACTTCGAACGGGAATTCGTCGTCTTCGATAAGCAGATAAACCTTGTCGACATCCGAATGCGCGATAAGCGACTTAATGGCAGGCAGCATATCAGGATATAAGTTTCTGGTTCCGGTATACACGGCGACTCGTCTTTCGCGGTTAACCACTTGTATCATCTCCTTTTTATAGCATAAACATCCACCTTGCGATGACCCAGCAAATGAAAACCGTTATGGCCAGTACACCGCAGCATGCAAAGAACATTGCGACCTTGAACAGTATTTCGAATGTTCTGTCTGATTTATTCATGATTCCTCCTTTTCGTCATTCAGTTTCAGTATGATCTTTTGTTCTTCCGCATTGCACTTGTCACCGTGAAGTTTATCATAGATCTTCAGGTATTCTCTGTCCACATTTATTGCGTCATTGACAATGTCCTCAACGACCGCTCTCGGTCTGAGCTGAGGATAGAGTGCCAGAAATTCGCTGATGAGCTTTTCTACAGGGCGTTCTTGCGTAATCAGTTCCTTTCCGCTTTCGAGCATGATATCGTTTCTCTCTCCACAGTGAATGCAATAGTACGGCTCGAATATCTTGTAAGTGAATCCTTCGTTGGACGCCTTGTATTCGAGATACCAGTATTCGCAGTCCCGCCACTTGTGCTGGCATGGAGGCGGTTTGATCTCGATGGCCTCACAATGATCGACATAAGTGTACGCGGCAATCCGGCTTTTAATATTCACTTGCGCCATATTGACAATATCGGTTACGTGTTTTCTCGATAAGAACGGCTTGTTTAGATCACGTCTTGCCTTGTCGAACTGTATATTGATTTCGTCGAGCAATCCTTCATAATCGATGATCGTTCTTTCGCTCATTATTCATCACTTACTTCGTCTTCTTCATCATACTTCGCGTAGTCTATCCCGTGTTCTTTGAGAATCTTTACTGCGCTCTCCGGCCACTTGGTATCGGAACCCCAGTCTGGAACCTCGTGCTGCATTTTATAGCATTCAATTTCCTCCCCATCGATATCAATGGTCGGAACAGCCCATGTTGACGCCAGATAAGTGTAACTGTTTCGAGTCCAGCCTCCATTCTCAAAAATACAGCCGCCAGTCCATTCACGATCCAGCTTAAGAAAGGCATCCGCGTATTCGGGCTTTCTCTCACAGATCAGCCTCGCCGCCTTGTCCCAGTCGAATACCATCAGTTCATTTCCTCGATTCGCTTCACCCATTACAAAAGCCGCAAAACTATTCATAATTCTCTTCTCCTTTTCTTAAATATCAGTTCATCTTTACCTGCTTGGGTTGGGCCAGTGCGCGTTCCAATGTCCAACCCCGATAGAGTCGCTCTTTTAATAGGTAGTAACTCATACCGTATTTCCTCGCCCATTCGAGAATCGTATGCTTTTCGCCATCATATTCGTAGAGTTTATTGCGCTCTCCACGATACATCTTTGCTTTCGGGAGTCCTGCGAGTTCACGGTATTTTTGTTTCCATCGATCGCATATCTCTCCGTCGCAGTCGTTATTCGTACAGGTCGTGCATATATCTATGAGTTCCGGATTGTTCAGAATTTTGACGTCGTTATAAGTAACCCCATCTTTTACGCCTCCTAAACCTCAAGAAAAAAATAGAGGAGCAGCTCTAAGCCACTCCCCTATACGATACGAACTCTATGCTTTTCGGACCGTTCTCTTTTCCGTAAAATCCAACCGTGTCCAGCCGATTCACCACCGCGCCCTTATTCAGCATGTCTTCGGTAACAACCTGAAAAATATCCGTGTTCTGGACTTTCCCGTAGATACTGAAGACCGTATTCAGGTATCGGTTGGCGAATTCGATCTTGGACATCAGCAGACTTCTCTCGAACTTTGTCAAATCAGCCATGATTCGCACCTCCTTCTATTAGAAGGCTTGTTCATGGCGCGACGTCCGTTCAAGATTGACATGGATCGGATTGAGCCCCCCATACAACAGTTCTGGTTCAGACGTGTAAACAACGAGATCATTGCCCATCCTGCTTGTGCGATAGAAGGCCCTGTCCCGCTGTCTGGCTACAAGGGCGGATATCCGTGTCGCTTCAGCATGCTCTGGATCTTCGCAATGGAACACCACGCCGTTGTAAATATCGCTGTCGAGCATTTCGCGAATGGGAGTTGATATCTTACCGCCAGGCCGCGTTCCCTTTCTGCTCACTTGAGATCATCCTCCAATTCGGAATTCTTGATCTCACGCATCGCTTCAACAAATGCTGTCTTCTGAATATCAATCTGCTCCTGACGCTTCTTGACTTTCTTGGCGGCCTTTCGAAGCATTTCCTTGCGCTTTTTAGCCTTTTCCTCCTGCTTCTTCGCCTGTTCCTCGGCCTTCAGATCATCAGTCTCGCGCATAACATCGTGTACCTTGCGGATAAGATTATTGTAGAGCCTCGTACCATTCTTGTTATCATTGCCCAGTATCTTCTTCATGATACAGATCGTGATGCCGACGTCCAGATCGAAGTGGTCATTCTCAGAGCAGACAGACTTCGTAAACGTGCCGTCGTCGAACGTGACTTTTACAACGCGATCGTTGTAGGTTTCGACCTTGACGACTTTAGGAGTGTTTGCCTTTTTGGTCTCCGTTTTGGGTGTAGAAGCGTTTGGAGAGCAGCAACAATTCATAATAAAATCCGGAATATCACTAAGACTTATCCCATTAAAACCGCATGTAGTGGCGTTCGTCGTAGTGTTGTGGGAATAGTACAGCATCCCATTATTAAGATTAAGAGAACCAGTCTGATTGCTATAAGGCATTTTATTATCCTCCTCATTCAGTTTGTCGATTTCGGCAAGTACTTTTTCGTAGGCTGCTTTGAAAATTTCATCAACCGAATTACGATAAAACATATCGAAATTAGTTCTATCAAGCTGTATAGGTACAAAATCGGATTTCTTTATTTCGACGCCGTTTGGAAGCTTATACGAAATGAAAAATTGTCGTATATCGTGTTGCGGATTGTCTTCGTAATGATAATTGCACTTATCAATAAACTCCTCAAACGTCGGCTTCTTGAACACGACCCGGCTTTTGAACAGTTCCACCGGATCGGGCATTACCAATCGGTAAGCGCCCATATAATAATCTTTTACTATATTAGGCGCTACCGGTAAACTGATCCATCCGTGTTCGCTGCCCCATACGCCGCCATCCGGAAAATCCAGATAAGTAAGAAATTGATTTACGGATATATACCCAGTGTACTTTATCGTATTAAAAGCGTAAGTATGGACTTCTTCGAGTCTGTCTTCATTCTCGAACAGTAATTCCGGAAAGTTCTCGTCCACTTTCCCGACGATCATTACTCCGCGGGGTATGCCACTCATCATTTCCGCGTTATCCCACGGTACATTTAATCTCATTTATCAAACACCTCCACTCTCGGCATCTTCAGAACGTACCCCTCTATAGTCTCCACGATCGCCGCGTCATCGAGATCATACCAGCCGCATCGTGTCATCGGAAATTCCGTAGGCATATCGACGATGGAATATAAATCCTTGACCGTCGCCTTGCCGTAATCACGAATGTATTCCCGCATGATCGACAATGTCTGCTTGGCATCCGCTCGGCTGTCGAATACGAGTTCCGCTGGCTGGCGACTGTTCCTGGGATATGATCCTCTATCGTCTCTGCGCTTGTCGTCAAATATGCTGTTGTAAGGAACGCGCCTCACACCACGGTCATCGTCTCTCCTCCCGCGATAAGACCGATCCTCATAGTCTCCGAACAATACCATTCGAACTGTGTCGATGATCGCGTTCTTGAGCCCTGGAATCAGCCAGTCAAATATCAGGTGATCCTTGACGTTTTTCTTATCTGTGGCAAGGAAATTATCCGCAATCCTCTCACCGATGGTCTTCTTGCGTTCCTTGACTTTGCCGGTAACTTTCTTGACAGTCCCTCCAGCCTCAGGGGTTTTGACTGCATCCTGAGGCCGGGGCTTGATTTGCGTGTAAGAGTTACCTGGAAACCGTTCGTCTATCTTTTTATCGCGCTCAACATTCGGTTCGCTCATTTATTCATCCGCCTCCTCGATCGCGTCCTTCAGTTCGTCTAGGTCGGCCATTGTGTCGTCGATCTCGTTGCAAATATAATCGGATACCTGGTCGGAGATCATAAGCCCAACGAGAAAACCTCCTGCCTTAGCGCCTAGTTTTGCCGGTTTGGAACCATCCACACGACTCACGACGCTGTTCGTAACGGCTCCAACAAATATCTCGACCAAACCGCCCACGACAAAGCGAATGACAGACTTTGCGACTTTAAGCTTCTTGTTTCGGGATTCCCTCTTGTTTTCGGCTTCGCTCATCTTACTTCTCCTCCATAATCTTTTTGATCGATTCTTCCGTCAGTTCCCTGAAGAAATAGTTGTTGGTCGTGATGTTGGTCGTGGTGACGTTCGGAATGATCTCTTCCGGTTCCTCAACGACTTCCTTGAATATCACGATGCCCGCGATCATGGAAACTACGCCAAACAATGCGGGCAACAGATCGATCACGGTCTTCTTGACTTCGCTCTTTACCGTCGTTGAGGCGTTTTTCACAAATTTCTTGCTGATTTTATCGAAGAATTTCATTATGCCCTCCATAGTGAAAAATATAAGGGACTGTAACATATACAATCCCTTAAATCTGAACTATTCTTCTTCGTTCGTTTCTTCAACCTCATCGGTCGGGTCTTCGTAGTCCTCGTAGACTTCACCGGAATCCTCGATCTCGATCGGATCGCTTTCGATGACCTCTGAATCCCCTCCACGACGAGCAGTGACGGCCTCCGCAATAAGGATACCGACTCCAGTTCCAATCGTTCCAAGCACAAATCCGACAGCAGCAGCCGCAGGGCTATCCTTAACCTTGCTCACAGCTTTGCCGGGAAGTGCCAGAATCTTCTTCACCAGATTTTTCTTTTCCTTCTTGGGCTTTTCGTCCTTCTTCTCATCAGTGGGTTCAAGTTCCTTCTTCTCATCAGTGGGTTCAACCGCCTTGAATTCGGTGACAATCTTTTCTTCCTTAGACATAAAAACAACCTCCTAAATATAATTGATTTCGAACGCTTCTGTTCGTTCATTAAGCCGTTTGTTTTGATCGCGAGAACGTTATTCAATAAATTCGATTCTATTCCCATATCGCTCCTTATACGCATGCATTTTCTCTCTATCTATAAATATCACAGAGCTGTATTTCTGCCCTTCTTCATTGATTATTGCCATTACGTTTGGATTTTTGCGAAGAAAGAACGCTTTAAATTGCTGTCGCTTTCTCTTATTCATACCGGTTTCACCCTCCTGTGACTCAATACCAGCATCTTCAGCACATGTTCGCACTTGTCGCAAACGTATAGTTTCTTGTTCCATGGCATCGTTCCGTATCGCAGGTCCTTGACTTTAAGCCCTTTTACGAAAGTTTCGCCGCAAATATCACAGACTTTTTTCATTCCATCACTCCCTGATTACCAGGTACTTATCGGCAAACCGCGTAATTCCGTACATGATAAGTGCCCAGCCGTTACTCAAACGTCTGAATATCCTCGGAACGCGGCGGTTGTACCCGTATTCGGATTCTAATTCTGCAAGATTCCTACCCGTTTCCCGTTCAACGATGCGCCGTAAAAAGAAATTCTCACGTTCCAGTTCGGAAATATACTTTGCCTGATCAGAGGAAGGGCCCGGCATTCTTTTAACGAGCCCCTTCTCCATGGAATCCGCGAATTCAGGATCACCACGCTTGATGATGACCACCGCGCCCTTCGTAATCATGTTACACCTCCAGCCACGCTTCTATCGGATAAGTATAGATATCTATGACACAAATCGGTTCTCCGTCGCCATCCTCTACAATGGTGTTCTCAAAGTGGATCGGTTCATCGAGATCCCAGTCGAAATAGTCGTCGTTCGCAGGCCATCCGAATTCCGCTCCGAAATGGGTCTTTTCGATGCCCAGCAGCTCGTAAAAGTCATTCAGGCATACGTATTCGCCCTGATGGAACCGCCAGTTCAGCTGTTTCTCTGCCCGTTTTACCTCCTCGAGGGACGACCAGAACAACCTTCCGGAATATCCTTCGAGAAATTTCATCGTGCCCTTGCCGGTCCATTCGACGGACTGTTGCTTCCAGGTCTCGCTTTTCGTTGTCGGCTCCTGAATCATTTCCTTCTTCGATTCCTCTTTAACCTCCTTGAGCTTCTCATCGCCGAACTTTTCTCGGATCTTCTTCTCGATCTTATCGCGATTCGAAACCGCATAGGCACACGTTGCGCTTAAAGCCGCGATCTCCTTTGCTGAAATGCAGTGCGAGCCGATGATGCATGCGGAAGTCGCTACGCCGGAAGCGATGGCCGGAATATAAGCCTTGACTTTATCCTTCTTATCCTCGGCTGCATCGGCTTTCTTGCTGCATTTTACGGACAGTACGGAAGTCGTTCCAACGCCAATGACGCCCAGAATACTGAGCGCCAGCGTCACGATCCTCTTATTGATTCGAATTCTCATTTTCTCTTCTCCTTGAATATCCCTTGATTACTTGTAGATGGTCGGAAGGTTCGCGTATCCGATCACATAGCACGTCCTCTGATCCGGCGTTTCGGCAGTCGAGAAGTAAATATCCATGCGATGATCCACATTCCAACCATAACCCTCACCAAGACCAATGGGCTCGAGATTCAGTTCGGAATACCAGTCATTGATCGTCACCCACATTTCATCGATGATCTGTCGATTTACGCGATTTACGGCCGATTCAACCTCGAGCTTTGACGTTGTGAAATATCTACCACTCATAGGATCATAAAACAGCTGATCTCCCTTGCCCGTTGCGAATACTGTCGCCGAAGAAACGGGCTTTTCGTTCATAATATCGTTAGCGACAGCGTCATGAATCTCCTGAGCCTTCTCCTTGCCAAGAACATTAATTGCCTGTTCCTCATACCGCCTGAGCGCCGCTTCCGACGCAGAATATAATCCCGTCGCGATAGCTACTCTGGACTCTCCGATCGCGCATCCGCCAACGACGCAACCGCACGACAGCAGGAGCATGCCAAACGCTGGTAAATATACCGGTCCCGCCGCCTTGAGCTTGTCAATAAACTTCGCGTCTTTGGGGAGTTCGCTCAAACGTTCCTGTACGATCGGGGCTTCTTTGTGCATGAACCAGAACCCCAGCATTTCGGACGCAATGGCCGCGCCCGCCAATAACTTCGTAGCGTGCTTCCTTCCAAACCTTGCGATCGAGCGGCATACCGTTTTCAATCCTCCGACATTCATGTTGACTACCTCCTTATGTTTAGACAAAAATATAAAGGAGCTGCTCATTACAACTCCTCTTCACTATACGACTTGTTTTCGTCGCGAATAACCGAAAAGAAAAAAGAAGAGCCCTTGTTAGGACTCATTTTCAGCAGCAAGTTTTTCTCTAATATGCTGTATAAATTTCTCATCGTTGAGCTCTCCTTCTTCGTCTCTAAACTTATCGCCATATTTGTAGAACGCTTCAGTCGCTTCTTCCAGTAGGTTACAGATGTCATCAGCGGTGAGCTCCTTCTTTTTCAAGTCACCTACCGTTGCTCCGGCACTAAGATCGCCAACTTCTTCTTTCATATACATGCCTGCGCAAATTCCTAAGAAAGCCCAGAGCGGCATCTCATTTGGAGCTTCTTTAAGTTCCTCGTTCAGTTCCTCCACCACTTCATCCGTAAAAATAACCTTCTTGAAGTCTTCAGAAATCACGTTTCCCATTTTCTCTTCTCCTTTCAGTTTATAGACTTCATTAACCATCGTGTTTTAAATGCGAATCCTTTACCGAATCGATGATGAATATGATCTTGTTCGCCAGTTCCTCATTGCTGAGCCCCTTGAAATCTTTGATAGTCGTATCAATGCCTGGAGCGCCGTCAATATTTGCCGCAAGAAACTCACCGATCGTCGTTCCAAGAAACCACATGATCGGAAGGTTATCAGGATATAGATCTGGGATGAAAAAACCGGAACCAGATGCAATCTCCTTGCGAAGCGCTTCTTTGAATTCAGTAAACGTCATGATGAAATCTCTCCTTTACTATATCGCTTTTCTAGTACCATCGCATTCGATGACCGCCTGTCCGATGTGACCGCATTTTACAGAACAGTCGGCAACCATAAAATATCCATCCATCCTCGCCCGATCGCAGAACGCCAGATCCTCACCGAATTCAGGCGTAGGCGTAAAACACGTGCCGTATCGGTTATATATCCGCTCCATCATCAGCGTTTCAGTAAGCACGCATCCAAATCCGCAGCCTTCGATGGGATATACACCTTCCTTGTGAATATCCGTCCATCGATCGATAGGTTTCAGGCTGTCAAATATGCATGGAACCAATTTATCGTGCCTTCCGCGATACACCCCGGAAGCAAGAGGCTTTCCGCAGGCCAGCAGACGGTCCAGTACGTCAGGTTCAAATACCATATCCGCGTCCAGCCAAAGTATGTGCGAATATCCATTCCCGGCAGCATTACGAACCAGCCAATCCCGCGACAAATACACCAGAGTGCCGCCTCTAAAGCAAATATCATAGTTCACGCCGTCCGCAGAGAGCTTTTTGACGAGATTTGTGAGACTCTCCACGAACAAGTAGTGAATATAATCGAGCGTCGGCACAGCGATCAGGAGTTTGATGTCACTCTTGCTGCTGGCCATTGGTATCCTCCTTCTTTGTGATCTTGTTCGTTGCAGCTTCGATGGTCTTTCCAAGCGCGTTCAGAACCCGTCCGATATGCGCGTCCTTGGCCCGGTAATAGGCGTTGAATACGGACGAGAATATCATGCAAAGGAGCGGTGCGGTGACCAGCTCCAATGCAACGATCCACAGTAAGATCTGCCAGGGTGTAAAGTTTACAAACATATTATCGCCTCCTTAGTAAAACGAAATCCGCATGCCGTTACCGTTGTTCTGGCGATTGCTTCCGCTGTTGAAGGCAATGCCAGCGTTTACAGCGGTATTCCACAGCTGCTGAATGCCTCCAAGGCCGTTCTTGAAGTCAGTCAAAATTCCGTTCATGCCGCTGTCCAGCTTCTGCATGGCGAGCTTTTCGGCCTTCTTCTTGACATCGTTCTGAAGCGCGTAGACGTCGATGTCTGCCACCTGTTCGGAGATCTTGTCGGAGACCTCTTCTTTCAGCGTGTCGTAGGCTTCCTTGACTTCCTTCTTGACGGCCTTGGCGATTTCGTCGTGAATATCCTTGCGAACCTTTTCGACCGCGATGGCGGATGCGTTCTGGACTTCGCGATCCACAGCCTTGACGACAGCCGCGTCGACGATGGACTGCTGAATCTCCACCGGCACCTTGTTTTCGATGTCGTTCATGGAAATATCCAGCTTCTTGGTGACTTCGTTGGTCTTTACAGCCTGCCATCCAGCGAAAGCCAGACCCAGAACGCCGATCATGATGCCGATAGGACCGAAATTGGACAGATTGATTGGATTACGCATAGTGTTTTCCTCCTTTAATATGGTCGTTGAGTTGGGCGAAAAAATATGAGGCCCTGTTTTAGGACCCCAATGATTCCTGAAGTTTCATTCCGTCGCGTACCAGGTTGGTCATCAATTCCCACACGTTACAGGAAAAGTCGCTGTAATTGCCATTAGGAACGCGCGGCAGACCTTTCTGATTTCCAGTCATGTTGCCTCCATTTTCAACAACGACGTATCGAAACGCCATATCCGCAAGATCCCTCAAAGCTTCCATATCGAACTCTTCACAGTAGCCGGGTTTGGACATCGGATTCTTAACCATTAAATATCACTCCTTCATAGTTCTTCATTAACCGTCGTGTTTTAAATGCGAAAAAGAAAGAGACCTGATATCAAGTCTCTTTCATACAACGAAAGTCGAGTTCATAAATATTTCGACCCTCTTTCATTATGGCACTTGTTTTGAATGCGAGTCGTCAGGGATTACAAAAGTTTTGTCGAGAAGAGAGGTTCCATCGATCCTGCTGACCCATCGCTCGAGCTTGCGGTTTCCAAGTGTTTCATTTGCTTTAAGTTTCAAAAGCTTTTCGGCAATGTTGACGACATCCGTATATTCTTCGATAAGATCGTTTAAAGCATCCTCATAAGTCTTTGGTGTAGGATTCGTTGGCGATGTAACCCTGCACATCTTAAGAGCCGCCTGAGACAGTTCTGCCGCTTCCTCCGCCAATTCCATATAGATCTCGTTTATCGGGACTTTATCGATGATCTTATCGACTGTTTCTTTCATTCTTTCAGACTCAGCGGCACTACACATTTGGCAAATATCCGTCCTTCCTTTGAGCATTCGTCCAGATCCCTTTCGAGAGGATCGTCTATTGCTTTGTCTATGGCTTCGCGCTCGTCCTCCGCTTCGACCCAGACCTTCTTTACGGTTGTTTCGGTAACTTCTACGCAGAATTTGAACATTTATATCACTCCTCAAATAAAATCAATTCCAATGCAAATACGATCGCAATGAGTAGTATGGCAATCATCCACATGCGCTCTCACCATCCGAATATCACGAGCCATAAAAGCCACGTAACGACGACCTGGATCAAATGAAGCAGCTGATCCTCGATGAGATTGATTTTCTTTTCATTGGCTTTCATGTCGTCGACAACCATATGAAAAGAGGTATTATCAATGATTAATACCACATAAATCGCAACCATCGCAAAAGTTATATCGCTGAATATCATCTGAACAAACGCCGGTAGCATAATCATAAACGACCACTCGAACGAATGCATACATAGCGCTACTTTATAATCATTCCTGTACTTAAGTCTTTGATCTGGAAAGTTATCATGCCACCATTTTTGTTGCTTCATAGTTGCGAGAATCCCCTGAAGACTGTAATCCGCGATCGCATGCAGGAATATCATTGTAATCAGAACGAGAAATGCCATTGTTTATTCCTCCTCGTATTCGTCAAGACTGTGAGTTTCGTAGAATCGATCGTCATACCAAAAATATCTGTTTTCGATACTGCTTAATTCGTTCAGAAAATCCTCGTCGAAATAGCTCATTCCTTTGTCTTCCGAGACCGCGTTTTTAAGAAACTTCACATAATTTGCCCAAAACTTCTGTTTGCACATCTCAAACTCTGGACAACCGCATCTGTAGATACAGTTCGGAACCAGAACGTCCGCCATTTCTGGATGCGTCTCATGCAGTACGATCTTAAAATCTTCCGCCAGCATTCGCGTTTCCGGACTCGCCTGAAAGCACAGACGCTTCCTGAACGAATCGATGAGCTGCTGCATATTGGCATAACCATCGAACTTCACAGGCGTATCCTGCGGCATCTTACCCCTCGGAATATCATGCTCCTTGCGGTCGTCCCTCTGCGTCGATATGAATTTTTCGAACTTATGTCTGCTCCAGTGCGTGGCCACCCAACTGTAAATATCCTCCCAGCTCCAATCGACCTCCAATAGGCGAATCGGAGAATGCTCGGATATCAACAGTTTTTTCTTGAACTCGTTGGAAGGTTCGTTTTCGGTAAACTGCTTTCCGACAGTCGTACGGCAATGGTTTTTTACGCGCTTCCAGTCGTCCGCGATGTAATTGATCTTTGTTTTCATTACAGATACCCCCGTGAAACTTCACTGTGTTCGTGAATATAACAGCCAATCTCATCCGTCCTCGGCAATGAAAAACTGCCGTTCGTATAGACTTCAGGAATGGCATACTTATCCGGCTCGTACTTATCGCTCGACTTTCTATGATTTTCCGGAACGAGATCCTCTATCTCCTTTTCTGTCAACTCGTACGCCTTGCCGATAATCTCTGCGATTTTTGGATGCGTGACATAACCTTCCTCAATGCCCTCCAATAAGTGTTCGCTCACTCCGCATTTACGATGCATCTGCTTAATCGTCATGCCTCTTTTCTTTCGATAATCGACCATCTTTTCACGAGTCGTCATGGTTCAAACCTCCTGTAGAATAGTGAAAAATATAAAGGGAACTGTTTATCGTTCATTCAGTTCCCTTTATTTATTATTTGGTCGTTAACAGCCCGCACAGAAACAGAAATGTCGCCATCGCAACAGCCTGTACCGTAGTAAGCATCTAACACACCTCCCTATTAAGAGAGATGTTTATGGCGCGAGATTATTCGATTTCTCTCATCGCCATCATCCGATCAATGCTAGTCAAATCTTCATTAGTAGGATATCCATAATACTTATTTATAACAGGATCTTGTTTACATAATCTGTCAAGCAATTGGCCAACCGTCATAAACGGATCTAATACGATTTGAGTTTTATATGGACCTCGATTTGGTATTTGTACGGTTATGTTTACAGGCTTAGAATCAATAACTTTTTCTGTCATTTCTTATTCTCCTTTTCTTCTCTACGCTCTCCAAATATCTGTTCCAGACTTTCATTAACGTCTCCATGCTCGTAATAGGCACGGAGGCCAGACCTTTCTTCCACTCGTCACGGCTTTCGTTTTTCGAGTTCTTTTTCATAGAATTCATCGTCGTCAAACCACTTGTCCTCCAATATGTTTCCGATCTTGGTTATGCGGCCTCCCCAGCCGGTGTCAACAACGCGAACCAGCTTTCCGTCGAGGTCTTCCCACTTCTCAACGCCAACGGTATCCATGATCCGCATCATCGCTTCAAGTCCAATCGCCGATCCTTCGAACTCATCGGCTCCCAAATATCCATGACCTATCACTCTTCCGCCGATTGCGCAAAAGGAACCTTTCCCGATCTCCAGCGGAATATAATAGGTAAGAGCTCCGTGATCCGCCATCGACAGCGATACCTTTCCAATCCTCGCGTTTACAATCTTTTCTTCTGCCATAATTCTCTCCTCCTTTTATCGATCATATGTTAAGATAAAAAAATAAAGAGGCCGGATAGGAGTGACGAACTCTACCCGGAACGGTTCAATTTAATGAACTACATTCGCATCGCATTACTTCCTCTTCACTATACGGCTTGTTTTAAATGCGAAAAAAATAAAAAGGACCTGCCCGCTTCGAACAGGCGTCTCCACCAAACCGTAGTTCAGTGGCGTTCTACCATTGAACTATTACTGACGGCTAACACATCCAGCATTACCTGTGAGGCCTCCGCCGGTTTATACTCCTCCAATCCTTCATTATACAGCTTGTTTATGGCGCGACTAAAGCCCTTCCTGCTCCGCAATGACCTTTGCCCGAATATCCTGAGCGATTTTTATAGCGTGATCCTTATCTTTGGCGATAGATTTTGAAATATATACTTTACCTTCATAGCAATCTTTTGAAAACGTATATTCGATATCTGGTCTGCTATCGCGTTCCATAAAGTATTCTATCCAAGTGTTCCATACTGTTTCTTTTAAGTATTTTCTAATAGGATACTCTAGTTTATAACGTATATGAGCATTTACTACCCAATACTCTTTAATCTCATCGACGTCCTTCGGAAGATTTGGATTTAATTCATATTCCTCAATTTCGCACATGTCGTCACGAACGCTCTTGTATTTCCGGATCTTTTCTGCGGTTTCCCGGTCTGAATATATTCCTACGATGTGGTAATCCGAGTACTCGCCCTGAGTCACAACGTATAGAGTCATGTTTTTCGCCTCCTATTAAACTATAGCCGTAATGGTCAGTCTTTCAATATAGCCATATACCGGATCAAAGAATTGTTTCCAATATGCTTCCCGCCATTTGTCATAAGCGTCCTTAAAAGAAGGGCCTTCAATGGTGGTCGTTGTTGAGAATCGTGCATCGTTTCGATAAATATAATAAGTGAAATCCATTCGCCATTTGTGTGGATTGTGTTCGTTGCTACTTGCCGCCGCGGTAAAGACTATTTCGTCACCTGGATTTACAACTTGCGCTGGTACTTTATTGAATTCTGCCATGTTTCTACCTCCTATTTTGAAAAAAAGAAAGGAAACGCATTAAACGTCTCCTTCATGTAAGCTTATGCTCTATCCGATCATACGAATTACATTATCAAGCGTATCAACCTCCCAGCTCCATTCCTTAGTCCTTCGATCAAACTTCTCGCCATACACATGATGGTATCGACCGTCCTTTCCGAATATCGCAACTTGGATTCCGTATCGAGGTTTTGTAGATTTGCTCTCCTCTTCACGTCGGCGAGCCCACGGCATATCCATGGACATACACTGAACGTAATTCGGAATATCGCATTTCTTCAAATTCGAAAACCAGTTCCAATGATCCGATACTCGGAAAGACAACTCCGGCTTACCGTAATAGCTAAGCTTGTCGATAGATCCTTTCGGAATCAGATAAGCTGAAATATCGTTATTACAGCTGGCAACAACTTCGTACGTTTCTTTAAGCGCATCGGCCAACGCATTAAAGAATTCAATACATGCAGTTTCCTTTTCCTTTCGAGTCATATCATTCATTCCTTTCTAATATTGATTCATTATAGGAGCTGTTTTGACTGCGAAAGAAATCGCTTGAACGTTTCGAAAAGATCAGCATATACGACTCCGATTCCTTTGATGCTTAAGAATTCTTCAAGCGTCATGTTTTCAATAATATTAATTACCTGTAATTCATCCTCTTCCTTCAAATAGTTTTTATAGCCAAGATGCCGTACAATCGCCCGCCATATTTTTATGCTTCCGTTTCTATCATGGAGATTATATGCTTGGTCGAAATCAGAATGCAAAATATCCTCTATCGTCGGATTCTTAGGGTTCTTTCTACGATTTCGAACAATCTTTTCGTGCGAAATTATCTGGTGCATTCGAGTCGGTGTCAAACCATTATCCTTTGCCAGCTTAGCTTGACTTACACCTTCATAAACGTTTTTAATATACAGCTCATAGTTATTAATCATGGCGTACTACCTCCTATTTTGAAAAAAAAGAAAGGAACTCTTGTTTAAGAGCTCCTCCTCATTCGACGTATTAGTATGGTATCTTCGGACCAGTCAACTTGTTTCACAGTTTCCTGAAACACGAAGCCGACATAGTTTTGGTCGTGTTCGCTTTCTTTAAACTGGCTATTATAAGGCCAATGCTGTTCGGCCCATAAAACCGCCTCTTCAAAAGTGTTAAACGACTCGACTAAAACGCGATCGCAACTTCCGTTCCAGATTCCCTCTTCTAAAGTAATGTCGTAGTAATACATAGTATACATCTCCTTTCTATTAAGGAGTCTGTTTATCCCGCGACCACATGTTTAGACAAAAAAAGAAATACCGCCGTGTTTAAGTTTCGACGATATTCTTTTATTTAATTATAAATTCGGTCTTATTATCCTCTGATCCAGGAGGCAATCAGGCATAGGCCTACTGCCACGAATGCCGCCCCTAAAATCAAACTGAACAATTTCACTCCTCCTTTATTGTCATATCATTAAAGGATTTGTTTTAACCGCGATAGTCAAGTGTGTTCTTCGAAGATTCGATATAGTTCTTGTATGTCTGCAAGCACCAGTTCTTCTCGTCAAAATATGTGAACACATAGATTCGCCCGTTCGTCAATTCGATCTTCAGACTTCTCTTATCCATCTGCGAATACAGCTTTACCCGATTCCCCATATCCGGAAACATCGTGCAGAATATCTTGAACTCAGCGATTCGACTTCCCATCTTTATTCGTCTCCTTCTCATCGAAATGGATAGGACGATGCGTATCTTCGTTCCATCCCTGGTTCAGGCAGTCCCAGCAAGGATCCTCCGCTTCGCTCTTGTCGTAGTTCACACACTTCTTGCAATAAATATCAAACCGCACTTCCTTAGTACTCATGCTTGTTCCTCCTTATAATCGAGAATGGCTTTAAGAGCGTCCTGATACAATTCTTCGGCACGCTTTTGGGATTCCATCGTTCTGCGTTTTACCGTTACCAATGGCTCTTCCTCTATCCAAAAATCAATTTTATCTCAGTACTTTTCCTTACACGCTTGTACTTTATCTCTCGGTATAAATAGGACTTTCAGAAAAGCCTTTCCTTCAGTTTTCAAAGTCGCCATTACATCCGGGTATTTTCTGTACAACTCAGCTTTGATCTTCTGACGCGTTCGTGTGTTCATTTTTATCGCATCCTTCCGTATACTTGTCCCTGAATTTATGTTTTCTATTTTCTTTGCACCACTTGCAGCTGCCATGATTCCGACAGCTTGGATCAAATATCTTTGTTTTTCTGTACTGCTTTCGCTTTTCTTTGCCGTGAGCGATAGCTTTATCAAGACTCACGCAACCACTTCCTCAATACCAGTCACCTGCTTGTAGAGTTCGGAATATCCAGGGATCTTTCCAATTTCCATCATCGCCCTCGTCATCGCCAGTTTCTTATTGCCTGCTTCCACTTCAATCGCCTTTCGCTCAGTCTTCCTGTCTCTCCCGCCATTCCTGAACACTTCAAACGTTACCTTGTACTTCTTCATATTTTCCTCCTAAAAAATATAAGGGCGCGTTTGCAACCCTTATTTAGTCTTGTTGGCTTCCTTCTTAACCGGCTTACCAGTCGCCTTTCCAACGATATACGTCGCAATGGTGGCGATGCCAGCCTCAATAGCGGATATCTTCAGACTCGTCACAAATCCGTCAACGGTATAGAACCAGGACGAATCATGATACTGAGTAAAGTACCACTGATTGAACAGCGAAAACATCGTCAGTCCAACTAACGCGTACAAGGTAAGAAATATAACTTTCTTTGCCATAGTGAAACCTCCTCTCACTATTAAAAGGCATGTTTCAGATGCGAACCGGTTTCATGATAAATATTCGCATCCAATCGCCATGCACGTACATCGCAGTCATTCTTATGTACTGTTCAGATACTTTATTCATCAGGTCCCTCCGCTTTTTAATGATCTCGCCCTCATTCAGCTCGAATCTGTAGGCTAATATCTTTAGGTTTCCTAACATTCCCGTATTAACCTGATTAACCGGATTAAGTCCCACTTCTTCAAAAATATCTAGGACTGGCTTGAATAGATCCTGTCCAACGATTGTCACATTCAGAATATCCAAATCTACCCTCCTCGCAAAAAGTGGAGCGCCGGTTTCCCAAACGCTCCGTCGAAAGGCTGGTCGAGAAAGTTATCCTCCGTCTTCGAGCTTCAATAGCTTTTTGAGCATCTCAAAGAAATCATCCAAACTCATATTTGATTTCCCAAGATAGTACGCTATCAAAGCCACTCCGATATTAAAGAGCATAGTTCTCTCACCTCCTTTCATATGAAGGTTTGTTTGAAATGCGAAAAAAAGAGAAGAGGTGCGTCGAAACACCTCTGTACTTATCAAATCACGACAAATCGTTTTCGTAAACAACATTGTATTGCCTTATCGCCTGAGGAAAGAGCTTATCAATTATGCTGCCAGTTCCGTAATCAAGAACAGGATAATTTTTGTAAAGATACCAAAATTCTTCTTCAGTAACTTCCATCTCGTTTCCTTCTCCGATATCGGACATAACGGTAACATAATAACTTTCCTCACGTATCGATTCTCCAAAATTGTTCACTTCAACTTGTCGAGACACGATGGTAAAATCAGTATAACGCACCTCAGCTTGAGCCATTACGGTCAGGCCCATAACCACCAGAATAGCAATTAACGCAACAGCAAACTTCTTCATTGTAGTTCCTCCTTTATTGTCGTTAAAG